AATGCGATGAAGGAAGGCAATGAAAACAGAAACACTGATCTTGTCGAATCTGATGCGGAACGAGTCTTTCATGAGGAAGACTCTGCCCTTTTTGAAGAAAGAATACCTGACCGAAAGTCACGAAAGAAAAGTATTCGAGGAAATAAAAGAGTTCATTCTGAAGTACAACAGTCTTCCACCGATTGCAGCACTGGAGATTGCTCTTCAGGAGTCGACTAGACTCACTGAAGTTGAGTTAAATAAGTCATTAGAACTCCTGAAGGAAGTTGCCAATGACACATCAGAGCAAAAACTCGAGTGGCTTCTTGACACTACAGAAAAGTTTTGCCAAGAAAAAGCAATCTATAATGCTATCATGGACAGCATTCAGATACTTGATGGCAAAGATCAAGCGAGGGGCAAAGGAAGCATTCCTACTCTTTTGTCTGATGCTCTGGGGGTTAGTTTCGATCCTCATATTGGTCACGACTTTTTGGATAATTACGCTGATCGGTATGATTTCTATCATCGTATCGAGAAAAGAATCCCCTTCGATCTTGAGTATTTCAACAAGATCACTAAAGGAGGATTGCCGCAAAAGACCCTTAACATTGCTCTTGCAGGTACTGGCGTCGGCAAGTCTCTGTTTATGTGCCATGTGGCTGCTAGTTGTTTGGTTCAGAACTACAACGTTCTTTACATAACTCTTGAAATGGCTGAAGAGAAGATCGCTGAACGTATTGATGCGAATCTTCTCAATGTTTCTCTTGACGATCTCATGAACATGCCGAAAGATATGTATGAGAAGCGTATGGGTAAACTCAAGACTTCCGTCAAGGGTAAGTTGATCATCAAAGAGTATCCAACTGCCTCTGCGAATCCCGCTCACTTCCGAGCATTGATCAACGATCTGGCTCTCAAGAAGAACTTCCGTCCAGATATTATCTTTATTGACTATCTAAATATTTGTGCATCGTCAAGAATCAAGGCAGGTGCAAATGTCAATTCGTATACCTATATCAAAGCGATCGCTGAGGAACTTCGTGGACTCGCGGTTGAGAACAACGTACCTATTGTTTCAGCTACTCAGACAACTCGCTCAGGATTTAGTAACTCTGATCCTGGGTTGGAAGACACTTCAGAGAGTTTTGGTCTCCCTGCTACTGCTGACTTTATGTTCGCTCTTGTTAGTACTGAAGAGTTGCAGCAATTGAATCAGTTGCTTGTGAAGCAGTTGAAGAATCGTTATAACGATCCGAATCTTCATAAAAGGTTCACAATCGGAGTTGATCGCGCAAAGATGAAACTATACGATCTTGAACAGAAAGCCCAAGATGCTGTGATGCAAGAAAATGATTCAAAGCCAGTCTTTGATCGAGGTCGAAGTACAGACAAATTCAAGAATCTGAAAGTGTAATGCAACTGAAGAAGATTGAAAAGAAGGTTTATGCTCTGTCCAAAAACTGGGTTGGGGAGAAACATATTCCTTCTATGATTCGTCAACTGAATAAAGCATTCAAGCCATATATCGTTTGTTTCTCATCAGAACGATTTGATGATGATTACTATCCTGATCATAATGTGATTGTAAATGGTCACTATTGTATGAGAATTTCAGATATAATCCCTGAGCACATCTATATCTGTCTAAACTTTCCAGAGGATTCTAAAAAAGTAATCATTACAGAAAAGGGTGCTCATAATCTTGCGGTAAAGATTATTCGTGCGATACACCATGAGTATCGCCATAAACATCAGCAGAGACATCGCCCATTTCTTTTACAAAAGGAATACAAGCCGAAGCCTAAACAGAACAAGATGAAGGCAATGTATTATGGCAATCCTGATGAACTCGACGCTCATGCATACGAAACTCAGGCTGAGAAACTAGATATAAATAAGTTACGAAAGGCTCATAAAATTGGCTGGAAAGAATGCGAAGCCATCTTTATGTATCGTATGCACTTTCGTAAACAAGATCCCAGAATTTGGTATAAGTTTTTGAAAAAGGTTTATAAAAATAACAAATAATGTCGATCAAAAAGAAATTATTGACACCTGCTAAATTTGGTCTCAACACTATGAAGCCATTGAACGCAGCAACAATCATAAAAACCGTCAATACCAAAATCAATTCTCTACCAATTAGCCCTGCCGCTAAGAATGCATGCCGTCATATGGTTGCTAAATCTGCTGCAGGTAAACCAACATTTGGTGCCGAGTTCAGTGGATTGACTGGAGCAGATATCGGAGTTCTCACATCTGATTTCGGAGAAGTCACTGGTGCAATTTATATGCTGAATTCAGGCAAAGGATATTCAGCAGCCAAATTTCCATCGTCAGAATCTCAAAGATTGGTTGATTACTTTTTAGTAAAAAATAATATTGATGAGAAGTTTTCTGCAAAGGCTGGCGTTGGTGGCGCTCCATCAATTACTGCAGTTGAGGGTGCATTGAATTCCTTAGATGCAAAATCATTGAGTAAGAAGCAACAGAGAGCGTTGAAAGTGCTACAGATAATCAATAAAGAATCTGTGTATGGTGGCGTTCTCAAAGCAGCAGAATATCTGAATATGCCTGGATACACCGAACTCATAAAAATACTGAAGCGAAAGGATTTGAAGACAGGCTACAGCAATGGAATACCTCAGCAAGAACACCTCATTGCAGCCATAGATGCTTGCGGCAAATTTGATACCTGTATGAAAGAGTTTTCATCTCTGTTTTCTGCAGCAAATTTTCAACTGGGTGGACAGGCTGGTGAGGCAAAGATGCGCTCCGTGTTTGCAGGAACTGCTGGCACAAGATATAAAAAGTGGGGACTACTACACTTTCCGATCACCAGTGAGATGATGAGTTGGTTGAATGATCCTAAAAACGGTGCCACTGAACTTCTAACAATGGCAGCAAGAACTTTGACGGTAAATCAAATCTATCTAGACCATGTTCCGCAAATCGGGGGTCCGACTAAATGGAAGAATGGAGATTTGAAATATATAACTAAAACATTTTCTGGTTCTAACTTCAAATTCCATTCTCCTTCTAGTACGCCGAATCCAGTAGGAAATAGAATAGGTATGAAAATGATCAAGGGATAATATTTTATGACTATATTAGTGACTGGTGGTTTGGGATTTATTGGTTCTAATTTCGTTTTTGCTCATCTGCAAAAGCATCCTAAAGAAGATATTGTCATCGTAGACAACCATTCCTACGCTGCAAGAATAAACAACATTCAAGGAATTCCAACAGATCGCGTGCATCTAAAGCATTGCGACATTCGGAATCGTATTCCCCTAGATGCAATCTATCACGATTATGACCCAAAAATTACTTACCATTTTGCTGCTGAGTCTCATGTCGATAACTCTATTATTGGTGACGATGATTTCATCAGCACTAATATTACGGGCACTCACAACATTCTAAAATCGATTCGCAAACATGGCGGAAAGTTAGTTCATATTTCTACCGACGAAGTATTTGGTAGTCTTGGTCCAAGTGATGCACCATTTCACGAGAATACTCCATATAACCCACGCAATCCGTATTCTGCAACCAAAGCAGCCAGTGATCATCTCGTTCGCTCATATGTAAACACGCATGGCGTTGAGGCAGTTGTAACTAACTGCTCGAATAACTATGGTCCTCGTCAGCATGATGAGAAGTTTATTCCTACAGTTATTCGTAATATCAAAAACAATACACCGATTCCAGTTTATGGAACAGGTCAAAATGTTCGTGATTGGTTGTATGTTGAAGATCATTGTGAAGCATTACTCACAATCGGTGAGAACTTCAAGTCTGGTGAAAGATATAACATTGGCGGTGGTCATGAGATGAGTAACCTAGAAATGGTTACATTGATTCTTGATCTCATGGGTAAGCCAGTGAACATGTATCAGAACTGGATCAATTTCGTAACTGATCGGAAAGGTCATGACTTTAGATATGCAATGGATGCAAGTAAGATTTATAGAGAACTTGGCTGGGCTGCAAAGACTAAAATAGTTCAAGGTCTAGAAAAAACATTGGAGTATTATAATGCGTAAAGGGATTATATTATCAGGT